TCTTTACAAAATAGAAGAAGAGAACTTATTTCATCCATAGGTTCAGTGGGGGTGAGTATTTCATAATGGCCATAACTCATGCAAATTTTTTAACACAAGTAAGAAACTACACTGAAGTAGATGCAAATGTTTTAACTGATGCAATCATTCAAGATTTTATAAGAAACGTTGAGTTAGATATAGCAGGCAAAGTAGATTATGATGATCTTAGAAAATATGCTACATCTAATTTTACTGCTAGTAATAGAGCTGTATCTATTCCGTCAGATGCACTTGTTTTAAGATCTGTTCAACATATAACATCTGGAGGTGTAAGAACATTTTTAGAAAAAAGAGATACAAGTTTTATTTCAGAGTTTAACGGATCTGGTACAGAAGGAACACCTAAATACTATGCTAATTGGGATGAGTTTAATATTATTGTAGCTCCAACACCAGCTTCTGCAGATACAGTCCAAATAAATTATATACAGGATCCACCAGAATTTACTTCAAGCAACCAAACTTTTTTAGCTAAATATCAAGAGTCGATGTTATTACATGGAGTTCTTGCTGAGGCTTTTAGATTTTTAAAAGGACCAGACAATCTATACAACCTATATCAAACCAAGTATACTGAAGAAGTACAGAATTTTGCCCTACAACAAATGGGTAGAAGAAGACGTGCGGAGTATGATGATGGTGTTCCAAGAGTGGTTGTACCATCTCCTTCTCCAAACCAATAATTTAAAGGAGGCCGATTATGGCAATAACAACAAACGCAATATGTGATTCTTTTAAGAAACAATTGCTACAAGGAAAGCATGACTTTGATACATCATCTGACACTTATAAGTTAGCGATGTACACAAGCTCTGCGACTTTAGGTAAATCAACTACAAACTATTCTACAAATCCTGGTGGTGGAGCTAACACAGAAGTGGTTTCATCTAACTACTCAGCGGGTGGAAAAGCTTTGGTAAATCAAGGTGTAAAAGTTTCATCATCTGTAGCTATTACAGATTTTGCTGATTTATCTTTTCAAAACGTAACTCTTACTGCAAGAGGTGCTTTAATCTACAACACAACAACTGACGGTGGATCAGGTACTACTGATGCTGTTGCCGTTTTAGATTTTGGTGGTGACAAGACTGCAACTTCTGGAACATTTACAATTCAGTTTCCAGCTTTCACAACTTCAGCAGCTATATTGAGATTAGCATAATTTAAGGTTCTGAAGCTATGGCAGAGTTTACTTATACTGTAACCGTAGCTTCAGGTGACCTATATGGCGGTGGAACTGGTAATGTTTTTTATTTAAACGGAGCTAGAAATTCTACTGGGCCTGGTACTGTAAGTTGGGTTGAAGGAGGCACTTTAAGGTTTGATCAAAGTGCATCATCAAATGATGGTCATCCATTAATTTTTTCTTCGACCACAAGCAGAGATCAATATCTTACATCTGGTGTAACTTATTATTTGGATGGTGCATCAAATTACGCAAACTATACTAACACCACAACCTTTAATGCAGCTTCAACTCGTTATGTTGAAGTAACACCATCATCACAAACTGATTTTTTTTACTTATGTTATGTGCACGGAATTGGTATGGGAGGTATTTTTGATATTACCTCAACCACATGGGGTGCTTTAAGTTGGGGCGCAGGCGCATGGGGTAATCAAGCTGACATAGATGTTGATGTCACTGGAATATCTTTAACATCTTCAATTGGAACTTTACAATCAGTAACAGGAAACGCTGATGTTGAACCAAGTGGTATACAGCTTGCTTCATCTCAAGGATCATCTATTGGAGGAACCTCTGTATCAGTTTCCGTAACTGGTAATTTAGAGTCCATGGGTATTGGTCAAACCTTAGTTGGAATTGGAGCAATAACTTCTGGTATTTCAATGACTTCAAGTATTGGAGCAGCAACGGTAGATGAAAGCACTTTAACTGGAGAAGGTTGGGGTAGAGCTGCATGGGGTGAATTTGCTTGGGGTGTGAACTATTCTGTTGCAGTAACAGGACAATCTCTTACGTCTTCAATTGGTAATGAAACTGCATTTACAGATATAACAGTTGGAGTTACAGGGCAATCTTTAACTTCTACACAAGGTTCGATTTCTTTACAAGGAGATTTTGGTATTGTTGTTTTTGCAGCTGAAGATCAATTAGACTTTACAATTGGAACATCTACTTTTGAAATAGATGGTAATGTAACAGTTTCTGGGTCATCCATGACATCATCACAAGGGTCTACTACTGGTGGGTTAAAAACACCTGTAGATGTTACTGGAATTCAAGCTTCAATGAGCATAGGAAATATTTCTCTTGTTCAAACAACTGTAGAGACTGTAACAGGTATTGCAGCTACTATGACTTTAGGTCAACATGCAGAAATACCAGGTCAGATAATAGGTGTTTCTGGACTTTCAATGACATCATCTTTGGGAGAAGAAGGTCCTATTACAGGAGACGCTATAGTGACACCTTTAGGCATACAGTTAACAGGATCTATAGGAAATCCTAATGTAACTGCGTGGTCTGAGATAGATTTAGGAGTAAATAATAGTTGGACCACAGTTGATCTGGCAGCTTGATTAATGTAAAATATAAATATTTAAGGAGATAAAATTTTATGACATCTAGTTATTCAACTGATCTTAAACTCGAATTAATGGTGACTGGTGAAAACGCTGGTACATGGGGTGATAAGACAAACACAAACTTAAACTTAGTACAACAAGCTATAGCAGGATTTGAACAAGTAACTTTATCAAGTGGTGGAACATTAGCACTTGTAATGTCAGATGGTGCTTTATCGAACGCAAGAAATTTAGTTATTAAATTTGCAACTGCATCAATTGCAGCGAGCACAGTTTGCACCATTCCAGATTCAATAGAAAAATTTTATATATTTGATTGCACAGGATTAACAAATCCTACAAACCTTACAATTAAAACTGCATCAGGCACGGGATTTTCTCCTAACGCTGCTAAAATTTTCGCAGCATATTCTGATGGAACAAACTTAAATGAAGTTTCATTAGATACTTTAGGAGGCACTGTTGCAGCAGCAAATCTTTCAGGCACTATTGCAACTTCACAAATAGCAGATCACGCTGTAACTTTTGCAAAAATTCAAGAGACAACTACTGCTAACAGAGTGATTGGTGCAGCATCTGCTGGAGACGTAGGTGAGGTACAAGTTGCAACAGACATGATAGCTGATGATGCTGTTACTGCTGACAAATTAGCTGACACAACAGTTTCTGCTGGATCTTACACCTCAACAAGTTTAACAGTTGATGCACAAGGTAGAATTACTGCTGCCTCTTCAGGATCAGCGGGTGGTGGAGGTTTTGTGCCTACACATATTTTTAATGCTCCCTCAAGTGGAACTTATACAGCAGACCCAGGAGCCAATTTTGCACTAGGTTATTTGTATGCCTCTGGAGGAGGAGGTGGCGGAGGCCGATATGGAAATAGAAATGGAGGATCTGGCGGGTCTGGTGGCTTTGGCGGATACTTCAAATCAGTAACTGGTGGAACAGGTTATCCGTACAACATAGGAGCAGCTGGAAACGGTGGATCAGGAACTGGTGCTCCTCAAGCTCCTAGTGGGCAAGCTGGATCACCTATTTCATTCCCTCAATTTGGAACAGTTAATGGTGGCGGTGGCGGTTCTGGGGCCCAAGACAATCCAGGTTCCAACGGCAGTGGAGGTAATGCACCGGGAGCAACTCTTACTTATCCAGAACGTAATATGTTTGTTGGAGGAAACACTCAGTTTGGACAAGGTGGTAATCCAGGAACAGGTACCCCAACTAGTGGTAACTCAGGAGGTTCTGGTACTGGTGGTAAAGTATTTATATATGAGAATACAGGAAGTTAATTATGGCATATTTAATTTTTAATAAAGATTTAGATAATGTATCAGGTTCATTATGTGCAATAGCAGCAAATGATGCTGACTTAAATAATTTAAATATAGATTTGGATGGTGTAAAAAGAATAAGTATAGATGATAGTGTTTTTACACAAGTACAATTATCTGAGAAATTTCCAATATCTTATAATGGGGAAACAGTTAATTATATAGATTATGCTGATAGTCATACAAGTCAAGAACAGTTTCAATCTGTAATTGATGATAGAATTTCTTCGATAAACAATTTTTTAACAAGTAATGAAAATCATCCAGATTATACTAAGTGGAACAATTTTAAAACTCAACTTACAAATCTAAACATAAACGATCTTACTTATCCTTATGAAAAAAGTTTAGAAAGACATTTATCTGATAATTCATTAACAGTATTAAATATTTTACAACTGCCTTAAAAAATTTGTAAATATTTCAAAAATCATATATAAATTTTGAATGTTTTCAAAGAAAATAACGTTTAGTTGTCACGAAGATTATTTTGAAAGAAAAGAAGATTATCCAATACCTGCTGTAGTTAATATACCAGAGTGGTATAAAAAATTAGAACATTCTGTAGAAAAAAGAACAATAAAAGGGTGTATGCCTTTTTTAGATACTTTAAAAATAGGTTATATTTTAAAAATGCCTCAAGATATGCTTATTAAACATAATGTCCCTAATCCAGAAAAAGATGATGAATTAGATTCTTTTCAAAGATCATCACTACAAGATCATACTGATTTTATAGTAGCAAAATCTTTAAATTTTAATACAGGTATTCCAGAAGCACATCCTACCCATCAATTAAAAGGAGCTCCTTTTATTGAAAAAAATAGTAATCAATCTTTTCATAAAATTTTAAATCCATGGATCATAAATACTCCTTCTGGATATTCTTGTTTATTTGTTTCTCCTTTAAATAACGCAGACGATAGATTTTCGATTTTACCAGGTATTGTAGATACAGATGAATTTAATATTCCAATTAATTTTCCAATAGTATTGAATGGAGATAAGTATCCTACACAAGAACTTTTTATTAAAAAAGGAACTCCCTATGTTCAAGTGATACCATTCAAAAGAGATAATTGGAAAATGGAATGTGTCCCTACTTCTGAAAAACGAATAAAAAAAAATAGAATTTTTTATAACTTAACTTTATTTAATAGATATAAAAATAAATTTTGGAAAAGAAAGACATGCAAATAAAAGATTGCATTAAAGTATATGAAGATGTGTTTCCTTTACAAACTTTATCTAACATTATTAGATACATGAATATTATAGAATTTGATAATGCTAGAATATCAGGTAATGTATTAGATAAAAAAATAAGGAACACTGGTGTTTATGGTTTGAGTAGATTAAATGAAAAAATGACAGATGTTCATATGGCTGCGATCATACAAAAAGCTCTAGCAACATTAATAAATAGATATTTTAAAGACATGCAAACTGAAGCTTCTTGGAATAGAATAATAGACATATCTTTTTTAAAATATCATGAAGGTGGATTCTATAAATGGCACACAGATCACTGCGCTCAAATTCCAAGAACAATTAGTGCTATATTTATTTTAAATAATGATTATGACGGAGGAGAGTTATGTTTTAGAAACCCTGATGGTAGTGAAGAAATTATGATGGATAAAAAAGCCAACTCAATTATAATTTGGCCTAGTAATTTTTTATATCCACATACTGTAAAGCCAATTAAAAAAGGTACTCGTTTTTCAATAGTAGGTTGGGCTCTTTGAGTAATGTCCCCACTTTTGACTTTGCCTTTTTTAAAATATTTTAATAATCTAGAAAATAAAAATAAAACTTATTTAGAAATAGGTAGTGGAAAATCAACCATTTATTTTTCACATAAATTTAAGAAAGTAATTAGCTTTGAAAATAACATAGAATATTTTAGTAAAATAAATAAGATTAAACCATCAAACGTTGATTTAATATTATTTAATAAAGACAACATTAATGATTTATTAAAAAAAGAATTAAACAAAAAACCAGATTATATTATGGTTGATAATGACCCTAAATATATTAAAAGGGTTGATATTGTTAAATTAGTTCATACCAATAAAATAAATGACTGTGTTGTTATATTAGACAATGGGACGTGGAATAAAGAAGCTTATTGTTTTTTAAAAGAGAACTATTACTGTATGGATTTTCCAGGTCTTAATACAAAGCTACAAAATACAGTAACATCAATTTTCTTTACAGAAACAAATAGTAAATATATTTATATGTAAGAATGGAAGTAAATAAAATTTTAAATACTAAAATAGAGAGAGATTGTGTGTTTGTAACTGGCAAACTTAATATACCTACTGACTACTTTATACAAGAAATAGAAAAAGGAATTACAAAAGATAACAACGAGAGTTTTAAAACAAATCTAGTGAGCCCAATGACAAACTATGAGTATTTTAATAATGATAAGGAAATGTCTAAAATATTGATGCCTATATATGATTTAATAGAACAACATAATTTAAATAAGAACGATGTTTTTTTCTTAAAAAGTTCGTGGGGTTTTAAAATGGGTTTTTCTCATTACACTATAAAACATAAACATGATAAATCTTTTTTGTCTGGGGCTATAATGTTAAATGAACACGATCAAACTTTGTGTTTTCCAGAAATAGATGAACAATTAAAATGCGAGCCTGGTAATTTTGTATTGTTCTCAGGTTTTTTAAATCATTACACTAAAAGAAATTTATCTGATAGTGTAAGATATGGTTTAAGTTTTAATATAAATATAATATGAAAAATTTTAAAAGAGATATTAAATTTAAAAAAATAAAAAACTTTTTAAGTAAAAAGGAAGTACAAATCTATAATGAATATTTTTTAATTAAACATAAAAATAATACTGAGGAGTTTGACTTTGTACAAAATAATAATGGTGATACTTTCTTTTATGCTGATCCATTAACTGAATCTTTATTGATGCATAAGAAAAAAATAATAGAAAAAGAAACTAATTTAAGTCTTTACCCCACCTATTCTTTTTTTAGAATGTACACTATGTTTTCTGATTTAAAAAAACATTCAGACAGACCTTCATGTGAAATTAGTGTGACAGTCATGGTAGGGTCTAGTGGTGAAAAATGGCCTATATTTATGGACGGTACATCAGTTGAATTAGAAGCTGGAGATGCAGTTATATATTCAGGCTGTGATGTAGAGCATTGGAGAGAAGAATTCTTAGGAGATTATCATTCTCAATTTTTCTTACATTATGTAGATAAAAATGGTCCACATAAAGAATTAAATTTAGATAATCGATTTTATTTAGGAGCACCTACTTGGTGTAGAAAAAATGCAGTTTAAACAAAAAAAAGATGGTTCATGTGATATGATTTTTTCTTGGAAAGAAATATTCATTATAATAAGAAAGAAAAAATTAACTTTTACTGCAGAAGGATTAAGACACTTTGGAAACGTATTAATTAAAATAGTATCAGAATGGAATATGAATTTTAATAAAGAATTACAAACTAAACAAACTAAACCAGAAGATTTAGATAAGTTAAAAGGAGAATAATTAAGTGCAGTATAGATTTGATCAATTTATCGGCATTTTTGAAAATGCTGCAACCAAAGAAGATTGCAACAAAATTATAAAACATTTTGATAAAGCACATAATTTAAATCTAACCGATAAAAGAACTGAGTTTGAAAATATAAACTCAAGCCAAAAAAATAATAATATGTATCAGTTAATAAATGAAAGTGATGAATTATTAATGCAGATAAATAATAATATTGTAGGTAATTTTTTAAAAAATATAGATCAAGCTTACGAACTGTATAAAAAGAAATATGATATTGTTAATAATTTAAATGTCCACAAATTAAACATGGATATTAAAATACAAAAAACTGTTCCTGGTGAAGGATACCATGTTTGGCATTGTGAAAATGCAAGTGTTGCTAGTTCTAGAAGATTAATACTATGTATGTTGTATTTAAATGATGTTGAAGAAGGTGGTGAAACTGAATTCTTACATCAAAGTATAAGAATAAAACCAAGAGCTGGTACCATTGTACTTTGCCCTGCACATTTTACACATTTACATAGAGGAAACCCTCCTCTTAAAGGAAACAAATACATGATAAATGGTTGGATAGAGTTTATAGCCTAATGCGTATCTTGGCACTTAATTTAAGCCACCATGCTTCAGCTGTTATTGTAGAGGATGGAAAAATTTCATTAGCAATAGAAAACGAAAGAATATCTACAATAAAACATGACTCTTCTATAAAAGAAACATTAACTATTTTAAAAAACGAAAACTTTGATTGTATTGGTTATACTTCCTACGATATAAATTTAAATAAAAAAAATTATTATGAAAATTTAATTAAAAAAGATTTAATAACATTTAATATAAAGTATAAAGAATTAATAGAGTTTCCGTTTCATCATGAAACTCATGCCTTTTCTTCTTTCTATAATTCAGGTTTTGATAAAGCTATTTGTTTGATAGTAGATAACGGTGGTTTAAGTTATCAAAAAGACACTCAGCAATTAGGTCAAGAAATTTTATCTATAATAAAAATAGATGGCACCGAGTGTTCTCCAATTTTAAAAATTTGTAGTAATAAAGATAACAATAGTTTTATAGATGAAAAAATTAAAAGCTACCCTACAATAAGTCCAGCTGGTATTTTTGAATTAACTAAAAGTATTTATTCATATAAAGAACCTGGTGCAGTTATGGGTAGATCAAGTTATGGTAAAAAAAATTCAAGAATATGTGATCTTTTTAAATTTAAAGATAATTGTTTTTATGTAAACCCATTTTTTCTTACTCAAATAATTTATTCTATACATGAAATTAAGATTAATGAAAACGATATGTGCTATAAAATACAAAAAGATTGTACGGATATTATACTTAAATACCTAGAATTAATTAATAAAGATTTTCCAAGTTATAATATTTGTTTATCTGGTGGTTTTTTTCAAAATTGTATGGCTAATTATGAAATAATAAAAAACAAATATGATGTTTTTGTAGACCCTGTATCAAATGATGGAGGGACAGCTATTGGTTTAGCACAATATATTTATCAATTAAAGACAAATAAAAAACCAGAGGTATACAACAACTTGTATTTAGGTTTACACAATGATGAGATTACTAAAGAAAAAATAAATCTCATAGATGAAAATATTGTTTGTAAACAAACAAACCCTAATGAAGTAGCCAATTTGTTAAAACAAAATAAGTCTGTAGCTTTATTTCAAGGTAGATCAGAGTTTGGTCCTAGAGCATTAGGTAATAGATCTCTATTGTATAATCCAAATGATTTTAATGCAAAAGAAAAAATTAACCTTATAAAAAAAAGAGAATGGTTTCGGCCTTATGCAGGCACAGTGCTTTACGAAGATAAAGATGAGTGGTTTAATTTTTATGGAAAAGATGAAACTAAATACATGTCTTATGCTGTAAAAATTAAAGAGCCTAAATGTAATATAATTCCAGGAGTGTGCCATATTGATAAAACTTGTAGAGTACAGACTCTTAAAAAAGAAGATAACTTTGATTTCTATGAACTTATTGAAGAATTTAAAAAATTAACGGGTATACCTATACTTTTAAATACTTCATTAAATGTAGCAGGAAAACCATTAGTTGAAACTATTGAACATGCTTTAGATTTTCTTAACAAAACTGATACAGATTATTTATATTTACCTGAAACATATTTATTATTAAGTAAGAGAGAGACATAATGATTGACGAAACATTTGATTTACCTGTTCCTAGTGTGATGAATAAAAAAATTATTAATTATTTAGGTGAACAGCCATGGTTTTACGGTAGTGATAATGATACAAAATATAAAAATTCTTTTTATGACATTGTGTCTAATCCTTTAACTAAAGATTGTGGACAAACAATTGTTTCATACTTAAAACATGGTCAATATAGAAATGATCTCACATTAAATTTTTTTGGAGAATATATTTTTTCTTTAATTCAAGAAAGATCAAAATTTAAAATAAAAGATTTAGGAAGATTATATTGGAATTTATATACACCCTCATCAGAAAGCAAATCACATTTTGATGATGGCAATGTAGGAAAGTTTATATCTGCAGTATATAACTTACACACCAATGATGGGGGAACGCAAATAGAAAACGAATTTATACCCTCTAAAGAAGGTCAAGTTGTTATTTTTAAAAGTGAAAAAATACATAAAGCAATTGCTCCAAAAACAAATAACCTCAGATTGAGTTTAAACATTATTATGGAACTTTAATGTATAAAGTAATAGATAATTTTTTAGATGCTGAATCTTATAAAAATTTAAGCTTCGTTATTAAAGGTGGATTCTTTAATTGGTTCTTTGAAAAAGAAGATACTGATGATAATACTAAAAATTTGAATGGGTTTTTCAATCATAATTTTTTTAACAATTATGAACCATCAAGTCCTTATTTTAAAACTTTAATAATACCAATTCTTGAAAAATTAAATATTTGTTCAATTATAAATATCAGAGCGAACTTGTCTTTAAGAGATAGAGACACAATTGAATCTGGTCTTCATACAGATAACAAATCAAATTCAGCTTATACAGCTATATTATTTTTAACAAAATGTAACGCTAAAACAGTCCTTGAATTACCAGACAAAAAAATAAATATTGAAAGTATTGAAAATAGAATGTTAATATTTAAGTCAAAAATAAAACACAAAGTAATTTATCACACAGATGTTCATAAACGTTTTGTTATTAATTTTAATTTTTTTTATGAAGAATAGTTTTAAGACGTATTTTTACAATGACAAATTTATGGTATAATATTCTATGCCTTTAACAAGAGTAAATATAGCCCCAGGATTTAATAAACAAGTGTCTCAAACAGGTGCTGAGGGTAAATGGACAGATGGAGACTTTGTTAGGTTTAGATATGGTTTACCTGAAAAAATAGGTGGATGGGAACAAATTTTACAAAACACTATAATTGGAGCAGCAAGAGAACAATTAATTTGGGCTGATTTAGATGGTAGAAAATATGCTGCAATAGGTACAAACAAAGTATTAGTAGTTTATTATGAAGGAGCTTTTTTTGACATTACTCCTCTTGGAACTGCTTTAACTAGTTGTACTTTTGATACTGTAAATACATCAGCGACTGTTACTGTTAACAAAGCAGCTCACGGATTAGAACCTGGAGACATCTTTGTGTTTTCATCTGTAACACCACCAACAGGAGCAGGATACGTTGCATCCGATTTTGAAACTAATCCTTTTCAAGTAATTACTGTTCCAGGAAGTGATGAGTTTACAATAACAATGGCAAGCGCAGCAGGAACCACGGTCAACGGCTCTGGATCTGCAACAGTTACTCCATACATAAAACCAGGTGCTCTAGGTTCAACATTTGGATTTGGATGGGGTACAGGACTTTGGGGTGGTGGCCAACAAGTATTTAGTACATTGAATGGAGCTTTGCTAGATGATACTGCTGGAACTGGTGGATCAGGAACTTCTATTACACTCGCATCCACAACAGGATTTCCAGCAACAGGAACAATAAAAGTTGGCGCAGAATTTATTTCATACACGGGCATTTCATCAAATGATCTTACTGGTATTACAAGAGCTGCTGCAGGCACAAGATCTGCACACGCAGATGGGTCAGGAGTTGAAGTATTTACTGGTTGGGGTATAGAATCATTATCTCAAACATTAACAACAGATCCAGCATCATGGTCTTTAGATAATTTTGGAGAAAAACTTATAGCAACGATTAAAAATGGTCAATCTTTTGAATGGAATCCAATTAATAGTAACCCAAGTGCTTTAACAACAAGGGCTGCGGTTATTTCAAATGCACCTTCAACTTCTGTAATGTCTATCGTATCTGATAGAGATAGACATTTAATAATGTTGGGAACTGAAACAACAATTGGGACTCCAGAAACTCAAGACAAAATGTTTATAAGATTTTCAGACCAAGAAAATATAAGTGACTATACACCAACCTCAGTCAATACAGCTGGTACTTTTAGATTAGACTCAGGTACAAAAATAGTGGGAGCAGTAAAGGGTAAAGATTATATTTTAATTGTAACTGATAATGCTGCATATGTAATGCAATTTGTAGGTCCACCATTTACTTTTTCAATAAGACAAGTAGGTTCTAATTGTGGAGCCATAGGACAGCATTCAATTAAATATGTAAATGGAGCTGTTTATTGGATGGGTGAGTCTGGTGGTTTTTTTGTTTATGATGGTACCGTAAAATCATTACCATGTGCAGTTGAGGATTTTGTGTTTACAACAAAAAACGGAAATAATTTAGGAATAAATTACTCGAATGGAGAATCAGTTTATGCAGGTTTAAATCACTTGTATGAAGAAATATGTTGGTATTATCCAAAAAGTGGGGCTGACTTTAATGATAGATATGTTTGTTTTAATTATCAAGATGGCACTTGGGTAACTGGATCCTTATCTAGAACAACATGGGCAGACGCTAATCTTTATGATAACCCTTACGCCACAGAATTTAACTCAACAGGTGTTGGAACTTTTCCTACAGTGCAAGGTGTAACAAACATAAATGGCTCAACAATATATTATGCACATGAAGTTGGTGTTGACCAAGTAGATACAGCTGGTAATAAAACGGCTATTCCAGCTTTTATAGAATCTGGAGATTTTAGTTTAAATCCTGATGGCACTAATGCTGAGTTTTTTATGAGTATGAGAAGATTTGTACCTGATTTTAAAACTTTACAAGGTAATGCTCAAGTAACAATTTTATTAAGAAATTTTCCTAGTGATGCTGAAGCTTCTTCTCCTTTAGGGCCATTTACAGTTACGGGTTCAACACAGAAAGTGGATACAAGAGCAAGAGGTAGGTTTGCTAGTTTAAAAATAGCAAATACTTCAACAGATGAAAATTGGAGATTTGGAACATTTAGAGCAGATGTACAATTAGATGGGATGAGATAATGGCCAGAGTTGATATTGTAATACCTGAACCTACACCCATTTATACTGAGGAAAACCAAAGGCAAGTAAGTCAGTCTTTACGAACGATGCAAGATAAGTTAAACACTTCTTATCAACGAGAACTTAAAAATGAACAAGATACATTTACCTGGTTTATATCATGACAATTAGATACAAGAATCAAGGAATTAATTTAAACTCTACTGGTACGATAAGTGTGCTAACAGCTCCAAGTGATGCAACTGTTTTAATAAAACAAATACAAATAAATAATGGTTCAACTGGTGCTGTTAATTTAAGTGTGCAAGTAACAGATGCTTCTGCTACAGCGACTTTTAGAATATTCAGTGAGTCTGTAACGGCATCAACCACTAAAGATATAATTAATCATACCTTAGTGTTAGAAGCCAGTGATGTTTTAAAAATGACAGCAGGGACTGCTGATGAAATCCAAGGTATAATATCATATGCTCTATTAGATAGATCACAGGAGAATGGCTAAAATAACAATATTTCAAGATTCTATAATTGTTGGGTCTTTCAAAAATAAAAAATTAAAAGATCTTATTAAATCTACCTTAGATCATGAAGAAAAAACAAATTCTGGAAATAAAATCTCTAATCACGGTGGATATCAAACTAAAAATATATGGAACGAAAATATCATAAGACCTATATTAGAAAAAACGTCAGATCTAATTTCACAAAGTTATTTTTTCCCAAGATTACAATTTAAAATGTTAAATTTATGGATTAATAAAAATTATAAACACAATTTTAATAAAATACATAATCATGCCATGTCTGATTTTTCAGGTGTTTATTACATAGAAGTTTCAGAAAAAAATGGAGAATTAGTATTTTATAGAGGAGACAAAACTAATCAAATAATGAACATTCAAAAAAATTTTAAGGGTAAAGATTTTGATGAAAATTTTTGCCTGCAACCTTTAGAAAATCAACTAGTTATTTTTCCATCACATTTACAACATATGGTTTTTCCTCACTCTGAGGAAAAGGCTAGAATTTCAGTTTCATTTAACATAAAAGTATTACATGGCTAGACAAAAATTTATACACTTTGTACCTAGACCAAAACCTCGTAAAAGACCAAGACGACATACAAAAAATGTTAACAAAAAAAAGAAGTTGCAACATAATAAAAAATATAATAGACAAGGACGTAAACAATGAGTGACTTACCAAAAATACCAGTAGAAACAAAAGAGATTATTAAACACAAACGAACAGGCAAAGTATATGATACTAAAGCTGATTTTGATGCTGATGTTGCTGATCCCAATACTGATACTACTGCTGATGATTTTAGGCAAGATTTAGAAATTAAAGTTACTAGGGCTGGTAATTTAGGTGCCAAAACTAAAAAATAATGAAACCTAGAGGTGCTACTGAGATTCAGCATGAGTTATTAGAAAAATATGTATCTAAAAATTTATTAAATAAATTTCAAATTTGTACATCAATTCCTGGTAAGGTTCCTTTAGATCCAAACAAAATTAATATTCTTTGGCAAAAAAATTCTTGGGATCAACCTAATTTACAAAATTTTTTTAGAAATAAGGATAGACATCATGAATATGATTGGTATGTTTTTAACTCTCATTGGAATTTTGAAAAATTTAGATATTTTTTTCAAATACCTGAAGATAAGTCTATTGTAATTAAAAATGGTGCGAGTCATTTTCCAAAAAGGAAAATATATAAAAAAGGAGATCCAATTAAAATTATGCACCATTGCACTCCTTGGAGAGGACTAAATGTTTTACTGTTAGCGATGCAGTTATTAAAAAACCCTAATATAACTTTAGATGTCTATAGTTCAAATGAAGTGTATGGAAGTGAATTTGCAACAAGAACTAACAAAGATACAGAGGCCTTGTTTAACCAAGCCAAGAAACTAAGAAATGTAAATTATATTGGCTATAAACCTCATGAATATATTTTAGAAAATATTTCAAATTACGATCTTTTTGTTTACCCTTCTATTTTTGAAGAAACATTCTGTGCATCTGCTTTAGAAGCCTTGTCAGCTGGACTTCATGTTATAACTACAAATTTTGGTGCTTTACCAGAAACTTGTGCAGAGTGGCCAGTGTATGTAAATTATAGTAAAGACCTACAACTTTTGGGACACACTTTTGCTAATGCAATAGATACTTGTTCTGAATATCTTCACACAGACACTATACAAAACCATCTAGAGGACCAACAGAAATACTTTAAAAAATTTTATAGTTGGGATAAAAAAGGTAAAGAATGGGAGAATTTTTTGAAAGGGGCTATTAATGTCAAGTAATAAATATATTAACGAAGATACATATCAAACTTTACAAGAAGTGAGTATAGAAACTCAATCTGATTATGAGAAGGCTGTAGAACCTTTATGGGTAGAGGAACCTGAAGATTACAAAAATATTCAATTGTTTGTGGCTACTCCTGTTCATAGTGAAGTATCTATACATTATACACAAGCATTAATTGAGTTTCAACAAATGTGTTTTAAGAAAAAATTAAAAGTATCTTTTCATTTAATTAAATCATCTTTAGTAACGCAAGGAAGAAACTTATCAGTGGCTGGATTCTTAGAGTCCAAAGCTACACATTTGTTATTTATTGATTCTGATATTTACTTTCAAGGTAAATCAATATTTTCTATGTTAAAAGCAGATAAACATATTATATCTGTACCCTATCCTTTAAAAACTTTAATGTGGGATAAAGCATTTCAAAAAATGCAAGAGGGTAGAATAAAATCCCCTGATGATATAAGACGAGCTTTACATACTTATCCTATGAAAGTGCCAGATGTAAATAACATTAATTTAAATAAAGGTGTTATGGAAGTAACTGATTCACCAACTGGGTGTATGCTTATTAAAAGAGAAGTAATAGAAAAAATGATTGAAAAATATCCAGATAAAGAGATAGTTCAAAAAACAGTTATTAATGGTAAATATGTAAACAAGCCAAACATGTGGAATTTCTTTGATACATTACATGATCCTAAAGAAAAAACATACAATGGAGAAGACTTTGCTTTCTGTAAATTATGGAGAGACTTAGGTGGTAAATGTTATGCATTTGTAAACGATGCAATAGTCCATGTTGGAGAACACCAATATCAAGGCAAGTTTTACGATGAGTTGATAGCACGTAAATAAAATGGTAATATATGCTATTATTAGGGAAAATA